TAACCTCTGCCATCTGACCAATGTCTACATCAACAAGTTCGATACGAGTGTATGGCCCCTTCACAGGACCGTTAGAGAACTTACAGTCTTGTTCTAGTTGGAACCAGTCAACCACTTTCTTTAGGTATGAACCGTCCTTCTTGATGATCTTATCTACTTCCCTGTTACCTCTCATCACAGCTACCTTACCCAGTTGTGGGTTGATCTCATCTTCAATCTCTTCCATCCTTTCAATGATGTGATCGTACAAGTCCTTTGCCTTGTGCATATCAAAGACCCAACCCTTCTGGGTGATCTCAGTATTTACCAAAGCAAAGTCATGCTCTAGCTTAAGTGCATCTAAGAACTTAGGGTTATTCTTCATCAAGATAGATGCTTCTTTGGATACCCAATCGTATACCTTAGTGTTCAGTTCAACGTCACGTATACAGTAAGTCAACATCTCTTTGCTGTAACATGTCCAGTCTTCATGGTCACCCTTAGGGTACTCAAAGAATCCACCCCAACCTTTCAGACCATGCAAGTGACCACGTTGGTACTTACATAGCTGAGACATTAGGAAGGTATCCCAGATACGGGTTCCCTCGGCAGGCACCCAGCCCAGAAGGTTCTTCATTATAGGTAAGTCAAACCCAATGATGTTATGCCCTGCAATTACCTTGGCGTTAGACAATACATCTAACCCTTCAGATACATTAGGTAAGTCATCATCGTAGTCTGAGTACGAAAGTACCTCACCTGTCTGAGTGTCCTGCAGAACAAGACACCAGATTTTATCAGGGAAGAAACCATTTGTTTCAATATCAAATACATACTTCATATAGTCCTCTCGAGCAGTTTAATGACCTTGCTCAGGTCTAATTTAAGTTTAGTATGTTAACTCACAAGCACCGCCAGCACAAGCAGCTTCGCCACTTAGGTCAGTCTTGTCTTCTACTTCTCTCACTTGAGTCAGATCAATACCAGTTAGTGCACTCTCCATGATACGGTAACGTTCTTCAGAGATGTCCTCGAAGGGAGCCTGAATGTACGTGCCACCATCATAGGGTAGTACAGAGATACCGTTGTAAGTGTAACGGTTCTTCCACATCCACTCACCAGCCTCATCCCACTCGTTAGCCTTTAAACTAATAGTAGCAGAAACATTGTGAGTGTTTGAACCAGCCCTGTGACCAGGCGATACCCAGTCAGTTGACACTTTCTTTACTCTTTCAAGTAAATCAAACGCAGACTCAGTTCTTACAATACAACCATCAGGCGCCG